CGATTTCACCGCCTACAAATCCAAGCTCGAAAAGGACATCGAAGCCCGACTCACCGCGCAATTCGAAGCGAAGTACGGCAAGCAACCCGCTGTACCGACATCGCTCAATTCCGACTCATCCCCAGCGGTGGCAACCGAGGTCTACCAAGGCCCTCCACCGCTCAACAAGATTTTACGAAATGCTAGGAGCTAGTCATGGCTGATACGATTGTCCCCAGTAACCTACGGGTTAAACAGTGGGACGATAACTACTTCGTCGAGTACATTCGCGGGAACCGACTCGCGCGATACATGGGCACCGATGAGAACTCCATCGTCCAGGTGAAGGAAGTTCTCACCAAGAAACCCGGCGATACCATCTACTTCGAATTGATCAATCGTCTTGCCGGCGCTGGCAAGAAGAACAACCAGACCCTCCAGGGGTTTGAAGAGGATCTGAGTCAGCGCTCCTGGCCGCTCACCATCAATCTCTATCGCCATGGTGTCGTGGTGGCGGAGTACGAAGAACAGGCAACCGCAGTCGATCTGCGCAATGCAGGCAAGGCCGTTCTCATGAACTGGTCCTTGGAGCAGACGCGCGATCGCTTCATTGCCGCTCTCGCGTCCAAGGATGCGATAGTCGCGGGTGCCGGCGGTAATACCTCCGCGTTCCAGACCACGAATGCCACTGCTCTGGGAACGTGGGTCACGGAGAACAAAGATCGCGTGCTCTTTGGCGCTGCCAATTCCAACTGGTCAGCCACCTTTGCGACTGCGTTGGGCAACGTCGATTCGACCAACGATAAGCTGACCGCCTCCGCTGTCTCAGTCATGAAGCGGCTGGCGAAGACTGCCTCTCCGAAGATCCGCCCGATCAAGGTCAACGGGGATGAGGAGTGGTACGTCATGTTCGCAGGATCTGAGCCGTTCCGCGATCTCAAACTCGATACCAACATCGTGCAGTCACGGCAGTATGCTCTGGAGCGGGGTACGGACAATCCGCTTTTCACCGACGGGGACATCATTTGGGATGGTGTGATCGTGCGCGAGATTCCCGAGCTCAGCCAGAACAAGTGGCTGGCCTTGGGCGCCTCTGCGATCGATGTGGGCGAAGTCTATCTGTGCGGTGCGCAAGCACTGGGTTACGGCCTGGCGCAGCGCTGGAACACGCGCACGCAGGAGATGGACTACAAGACCAAGAATGGCATCGCCATTCAGCAGATCTACGAAGTCGGCAAGATCCAGTTCGGCACTGGTGCGACCGACACAACGACCCCGAAGGACAATGGTGTTCTGACGGGATTCTTCAGTGCGGTCGGCGACGCCTGATCCACCACCTTAGGAGACTGACATGACTGCATCGACTGTTGCGGTGGCGGCATCGGCTGCTCACCAGATTCCCAAACCCTACGAAACCGGCGTCTGCATGAATCCCATGACGGTATCGGTCGCCACTACATCGTTGGACGATGTGGGCGACATCATCGAACTGGGCTACCTGCCGGCGAACTGCACCGTCTTCGGTGTGTTGATTCAGACGACCTCTCTGGCCGCATCTGCATTGGTTTACAAAATCCAGATCGCGGGTTCGGACTTTGTCACTTCCATCACGACCGGTTCCGGTGCGGGAGCAGCCCTCTGGTTTGCGACCGCACCCCTGGTCTTGACGGCGGTCAGCAAGATCCAATTGGTCATTACGACGGTGGCGACGACGCCCGCGGCGGGCACGTTGACCTGCACGCCGATCTACGCGAACGGATGATTGTCAAGCTGATAGGCGATGAGCCGTGGTCGGGGAATTTCCCGGGCTACGGCTCCATCGCTGCGTGTGCGGGCTGGTGCAAGGATGTGCCAGCTCCCATTGCGAAAATTCTGTTGAACACCGGGAGATTCAGGCGTGTCGATCAATCAACCGACGATGCGGGATCGAGTGGCCCGCAAGCTGGGTGTGCTTCCGATCGGCAACAGCCTGTCACCGGAGGACTCCAAGCTGATCAGCGATCACATGTTGGTAGTCCAGTCCAAACTCCAGGATCTCGACATCGCTCAGATCGACGTCACGGACGGAATTGACGATTCCATTGCCGACATCATCGTGGCGATGGTCGCTTCGACATTGGTCGATGAGTTTCAGTTGGAGGAGCCCAAACGTTCCAAGATTGCAGGCGAGGGGGCCATAGGGCTTCCGGTGGCTTCTGTGGCAGAGAGACAACTTCGCAAGATTCTCGCGCCTGCGCGTGTCTCGCGGCCGGTCAAGGTCGATTTCTTCTAATGCCGCAGATTCCCTTCGGAACACAATCCTACCAGCACGAGAGCTTGCCGCTCTCGGCTCAGCGGATGGTGAACTGCTATCTGGAGCCCGGTCCGCCCGCCGGCAAGACACCGGCTGCAGTAGTGCCCTCTTTTGGTATCAAACCGTATGTGAGCGTGGGTGGCGGCCCTTTGCGCGGCGGTGTACGGGTCAACGATCTGGTCTATGTGGTCTCTGGGACGGGTCTTTTCACCGTCCAAGGAACATTGGTCACCAAGATCGGGGTGATCCCGAACAATGACCGGGTCTATATGGCGGCTGACGGGACCAACCTGGTCATCGTCACGAACAAGCAAGGGTACGTGTGGAATGGCGTGACTCTGACTCAGATCACCGGGGCTTTCCCGGGCTATGAGTGGATGACCTACCTCGATGGATATTTCATCGGGGGGCCGGGTGACCGAACGTTCTACATTAATCATACGGCATTTGACCCCACGGTCTACAACGCGCTGGACTTTGAGAGCGCGGAATCGACTCCCGGCAATATCGTGGGATCGATCACGGATCACCGCGAGGTGTTTCTGTTCAAAAATGACGCCGTGGAAGTCTGGTACAACTCCGGCGCAGCAGATTTTCCCTTGGCGCGTACGGCCTCAGGTTTCATGGAGATGGGCGCAGCGTCGCGTTTCGGGATCACCAAAGCAGACAATGCGCCCTTCTTCGCCGCATCCGATGGCACGTTGCGACGGGTGAATGGATACACACCGGTTCGAGTATCGACGACGACGATTGAACAGGCCATTGCGAAGTTTGCGAGCCAGGACTGCGTGGCTCATTCCTGGGTAGAAAATGGGCACACGTTGGTTGCCTTTACCTATGAGGAAGGCACCTTCGTCTACGATACCTCGACGCAGTTGTGGCACGAACGCCAAAGTTACGGCCAGAAGAACTGGCGCGCAGCTTTCGTGATTAGGGGAGATAACGTAACCCTGGTCGGGGATTCCCTGAGCAATCGGGTCGGAATCCTGACGGCGGATGTTTTCACAGAATGGGACGAACCCTTGGTCTCTTCTGTGGTGTCCCCGACGACCCCCCTCGGTTCGCATGCCTCTCTCGAACTCGAATACGAATCGGGTGTGGGTACGGATACGTTCAATCCCGAGATCATGCTGCAGTACTCCGAGGATGGCGGCCGGACGTGGAGCAATGAGATTCGGCGCTCACTCGGTCAACGCGGTGACTTCAAGCGCAAAGCCGTCTTCAATCGACTCGGGAGACCACGGTTAGGGAATCGGGTTTACCGCAGTTCGGTGTCCGATCCGGTCCGACGCACTCTCATTGCCGCCTACCTGAATGGTCCCTGATGCCACTCAATAAAGGCTCTCAACACTTTCCGACTAATCAGCGGGAGTGGGACGCTTGGACGCGCTCGCAGATCGTGACGCCGGATCCTGATTCAGTCACGACACCCACGATCCAAGACAAGCAAGTCACCTACGCGAAGTTCCAGGATGTACCGCCGGTCACGGTGTTGGGAAACCAGCATTCGACGTTGCAGAGTGTCGGATCGATTACCGCAGGTGCGGATAATCGGTTCCTGGCGAGTCGATCGGGTGCGCTCGTATTTGACGTTTTGGCCGATACAGATATTCCGTCCAGCATTGCACGGGACGCCGAAGTTACCTCGGCCATTTCGACGGCATTGGCCGCCTATATCACGCAAAGCGCTGCCGATGCGCGGTATGTAGCGCTTTCGAACGTTCTCAATGCCTCAGTCACCTATGATCCGCCGAGCCTTGCGGATGGCGCGGGGGTAACGACAACAGTCACGGCAACTGGAGCTGCCTTGGGTGATTTTGCGCTGGCTTCCTTCTCCTTGGATCTTCAGGGCATCTCGGTTACCGCTTACGTGAGTTCTGCGAATACGGTCAGCGTGCGGTTTCAGAACGAATCCGGTGGCACTCTCGATCTAGCATCAGGAACGCTCCGCGTGAGGGTCTGGAAGCAGTGAGTGACGAGCTAACCATACTTCCCAACCCGAGCCGGGAAACGATCCTACGGCTTCAGGCTGAACTCGCGAAGTTACCTCAGCTTGCCTTGGATACGCAGCACTTCTTCGTCAAGGGAATGTACGCCCGGCAGATCACCATTCCGGCTGGAACAACACTGGTGGGAAAGGTCCACAAGTCAGAGCACTTTTTTATGCTGCTCAAGGGCGATATGACGCTCTGGACAGAAGATGGTATGCGGCGCGTGCAAGCTCCATATGTCGCATGCGCAAAACCTGGCATCAAACGGGTGGGCCTTGCACATGCCGATTCTGTCTGTATCAACGTTCACAGGACCGAACTGACCGACGTGGAACAGATTGAGGAAGAGCTGGTCGAAAAGGAAGAGTTGCCGATGATCGATGCACAGAAAGAGGCGCTCGAATGTCATTCGTAGCAGTTGCTGTAGCCGGTGCCGCAGTAGTCGGCGCGGGCGTTTCAATCTACTCGTCTAACAAGGCGGCTGGAGCCGCGAATAGGGCGGCCAATTCATCAATTGGCGAACAGCAGCGAGAATATGACCAAGCCCGCGCTGATAATGCTCCATATCGCAACACGGGCACGAGCGCCCTGAACCAGATCGCCAAGCTCTACGGCTTGGACACCACCGACGAGAATGGAAATCTGGTCAAAGGAAGCGGCAAAGCCGATTTCTCCTCCTTCACGGCCTCGCCTGACTTTCAGTTCACTCTCGGCCAAGGGCAGGATGCAATCAATCGATCCGCCGCG